CCTTTGTTGTCCCTCTTTAGCCAGCTTCTCCTTCTCGGACACAATCTTTGCATCACGTTTCATAGCTACTTTACCTTCGTATAGCGCATCACTGACGATGGGACATAATTTAAATTCCCGTACGGCTTTGCGAGCCTCAGTAATTTTCCCGACTTTCTTCATAACTTTATATACTACCACTAACTTGTCGATCTATATATTACTGAGGCAAAATTTTAATGGCTGACTCCCCTCTAAATCCACCTGGTGGTGGTGCTGCGACTGCGACTGCATTTAACATTGGAAGAAACTACGTTGCTTCCGGCGAATGTTCGGGCACCGCTTTTATTCACAGACAAAGTTTCTTTGCGTCTTATGAGTTTACAACTCATCCATCCCTAGACGGAACATGGCTTCCGACTCAAGGTAACGCCGGGAGTGGTATTCTTATGCATGTGATGCCATCCTACACGGATACCCTTGAACAGTTTTCGACTAGTTCCAGTGATGCGAGCGGGTGTGCGAACGCTGCCAATGCGCGTCAAGAACATGTTATAAGTGTCAGCGGAAACGCGTCAACTGGAATGGGCAGCGAGGGGTTCATCACAACTTCAGCTACTGGATTTACTAGAAGGTGGACCACAGCGGGTGATATTCCCGACCAAAAGACGTATACTTTTATGAAAGTATTCTTGCCTCTTAATGGTCCCATCTTTACTTCTGCCCAAACCAATGATACGGTACGGGATGAGGTCGTAAGGCAAATTATTCGTTACGTTGCTAACGGCGGTCTACTTTACGGCGCTGGGAAATCATCGACTCCAGCGATTCCAAAGTTTGATGTAAACTTAGTCTACATCTAATCCCAATTAGACTATAAAAAACCCAGGGGACTTTCGTCCCCTGGGTTTAGTCTTTTACGTAGACCACACGAAAGAACGAATATTAACCAAATAACATAATAGATTCAGCGTCCTTTGCTTTAGGTACGATTATTCTGAGTAATCCGTCCTTAAAGACAACCTTCGCCTTTTTAATATCGTATTGCGCATCAATCTTAATGGAAAAGTCTACGTCTTTGTCACTAATTCCATGATGGAGAAGCATATGAGCTTTTAGGGATTCCTCTTTCTTGGCTCGCACCGTGAATTGGTCGCTTCCCCCTGTAACTGTAACTTCTTTTTCCTCATATCCCGCTAACGCAAACTCAAAGTAGAGTAGGTTTTGGTCTTCCGACAGGTAGCAGTTGCTAACTGGGTATTTCGGTAATCTGCAAGCATCTTTAGCTTGCTGTGGTTGAGGTTCATCGAACCCCCATTGCATCTCATTGAAGAGCCTGTCAAAGTGTGTAAAGTAATGGTTCATAATTTTGTATCTCCTTTCGGACAATTTAAGCTCGTTTTCCAACCGAGCCTTCTTATATAGATATTATAGGACAAATATATGATTCGTAAGCATAAAAAAATGGCATTAATTGGAGACGGGACCTTTCCTAAGTTCGCGGGGAAGGAGAGATACAACAAAATGAAGACAATCGCAACTCAAGTCGTGTTGCATTCTCCTTCAGTCATTTACCTCTGTCCTACAAAAGGAGTGAACATAAATATAGTCCCTTTCCTGATAGGACATGAGATGAAGTTCAGGCTAATTCTCCCCTCCAGAAATTTCTTTAGCTCCCTAGATGCGAAGGAGAAGAAGATATTCAAGGCTGCGGCGGCTAAAGCTGACAAAATCATCATTCTTGACGAATCAGAGTGCCAACCTTTGAGGTGGTTCTCGGATTGGGAAGCAGCAAGTAAAAAAGCAGTCGACAATAGTGACTGGGTTATGCTTGTTCACAATAGCACCCAAAGTTCCGCTGGTTTTGGGGAGCTTCTGAGTTCTTTCAAAGGAGAGACTAAGCCTGTTGTTGCAGTTGGTTTGGAGCCGGAAGAGTAATATCTTCGAACTTATCTTCGTACATCTTACAGAAAGCCAAACGGCTTTCGTTCCACTCTTCACTCATTGCGCCTTCACCTGTTGAGTGGTGAAGAATCATAATGGGAACAACTTTATTCATCTTTCCTTTCGCGTACGCTTGGTATGAATAATACATATCATAGTAATCCCAGTCGCTTGTAAACTCTTTAGGTTTCTTGGTTTTAATACTGTTGAGTGTTGCTCCTGTGGTTGCCATGAACAAACCGTCTATAACCTGGACTTCCCCGTAACCTCCATAATAAGTAGGCTTCGCCTCATTAATAGTGTCCCCGTGCCACACGCACCCGCGCAGGAAAGCTTCTGGGTGTGGAAATTCTCTTCCCAGACCATGCCACCAACAGCCCGTCTTGTTAAGTTTCTTGGGACCGGCAATACCTAGGAATCCAGTTTTATCATCTAGATTACTGTCAATAATATTATTGAAAGTAGAGGGATCCACCAAAATTTCAATATCGTCATGGCACATAATAACACGATCTTTTGCCATAACCTTATGCTCTTTGAAAGCTTCGTTGTACGCCTCAAAAATAGATTCCTTTCCAACTAAAAAATGTACATCCCAACCAGCTTCCTTTAAAAACGTGTTAATTGGACGTTCTTTGTCCTCTTTAGTAGGTATAAATGCGAGTTTCCTCATGTTTATATAATAGTGCGTTGGCGGTTATTTTCGTCCTTAATTTGTTGGAGTCTTATCAAAGAGCAGCGATGATAGTAGCAGTAATGTCTACAGTTTTCGCCCCAGAAACTCCACCAACTTCAACTATCAGCTTTATCGACTTCTTACTCGCCACCTCTTCTAGCTTTTTTCGGTAAAGAGCGGTGGCTTCTTCCATCAATTTGATGTAGCGAGCCGTCCCCTTCTTCACCTTGTCCTTGAGGATCGTTTTGTAGGAGGGGATCTCCAGATAAATTTTTCTAGATTTGATTACATAAATCTTGTCCTTCTCCAGGTTTACGTCTGACAGCTTGCCGTGCCGAATTTTACCGCTGTCGACTTTAGGTTTTTCCTTTTCTTGGCTGTAGACGGCGGATTCCGGATTCACGGCAGCACTCAGCACCATCGCTCCCGCGATGGATACCAATATTATTACAAGAATTCTTTTCATGAGTGGTTTCCCCTACTATAGTTTATGTAGACAACGACGTTTTGCGGGCTTTCCTCGTGTCTATATAATAGTGCATTTCTATGAGTCCAGAAGAACTAAAAAAAGAATTTGCCAAGTGCGAAGCAGACCCGTGTTACTTCATTAGGAACTACGTGTATATTACACATCCTATAAGAGGTCGCGTCAAGTTCGACCTGTACAAATTCCAAGACAGAATTATCCAAGAATTTAAGGCGAATAGGTTTAATTTAATGAGGAAGTTCCGTCAGGCGGGCGCCACTACAATTTGTGCTGCCTATGCTCTATGGTACATTATATTCAATAAAGATAAGAACGTAATGGTTGTGTCTATTGGCGATAGGGAGTCCAGAGACTTTCTTGATCGCGCCGTGACCATGTACGATGACCTTCCCGCCTGGTTGAAACCAAAGGAAGTAGAGCGAAACAAGCATGTTATTAAGTTGTCCACTGGAAGTAAAATAAAATCTCAACCTGCTGGAGCGGGTCGTGGTGAAGCGGTATCCCTTCTAATTGTGGACGAGGCTGCATTTATCGATAAAATGACTGAATTTTGGATGGCAATCTATCCTACAATTTCAACTGGCGGTTCCGCGTTTATTCTTTCCACTGTAAATGGTATGGCGAACTTATATTACGAACTATACCATGACGCAGCTCTTGGAAAAAATAACTTTAATGTTATTAATATTCATTGGAGAGAACATCCCGAATATACCGAAAAGTGGGCTGAGACCACTCGAAGTAACGTAGGCGAGCGGGCATGGGCGCAAGAATACGAAGGTGAATTCCTTGGTACGGGTGAGACCTTTATTGAGGGGGGAATACTCAAGAAACTTGAATCCCAAACAAACGATGATTTTTACAAAAAACATTATAACATGATGCGCATCTGGAAGGATCCAGAGCCATACCACACGTATCTTGTAGCAGCGGACGCCTCATTTGGTAGAGACAGAGACTACTCTGCCTTCCATATTATTAATCTATATAATGGAGAGCAAGTAGCTGAATTTTATAGCAACCGAATAGGTTTGAGTGATTTTGCTAAAGCTATTGTTCAAGAAGCTTTGCGGTATAATACAGCATTTGTATGTCCAGAACGAAATGGGCTTGGTCTTGCGCTTATCGAACAATTATTTGAAGTTTGCGAGTATGAAAATATGTGGGTTGATGGTAAAGGTGAGATGGGTTTTATGGTAAACGCAAAAAATAGGGATGGAATATTGAACAATTTACAGGAATCTTTAAAAACATCAAAAATAAAAGTGAATTCGGAGCGAACTTTTAGGGAGTTAACTACTTTTATTATTAGTAAGACCGGAAAGCTCCAAGCAGAGGAAGGTTTTAATGACGATCTCGTGATGAGCCTATCAATTGGGGCAGAAGTAATGAAAGATGTTGTGGCTAGTTCCCCCGTACCAATAGTTAAAGGCGATTTACTAGACCCTAAGTCGAAACCTCCAACACCGGGGTTTTCGAGAGGTACATATAATAAAGAATGGGAAGAATATAGAAAATGGATTTAAACGAAAATCAAGACAAAGACGAACTTCTAGACGAGAATGCTGGTTTTACGGAGTTCCCAGGAGCCACTACCTACGGGCAGGGTCCCCGATTATCCGGTAGGTTCGCAGCTTTTTTCAAATCTTTCTTTCAGACAAAAAAGAAAAGAGGACGTCCTTCAACAGTAGACCCATTTCGTGGTGACGTTGTTAAGGCGGCAGATGCTGAACCAGAAGATAGCGCTGGCGCTTCTATGGGAATTGTGAAAGGTAATATTAAGCTTCCCCAAGTTGAATATGAACGTCGGCGTCGTTATAATGATTATGAAAAGATGGACGAGTACCCTGAAATCGGTGCAGCCCTCGATATTTACGCCGATGATGCCACCCAAACTCACCTCGACAATTCAATGATTAGTGTTATCACTGAGCAGACCCCAGTGAAAGAAGCCATCAATGACTTTGTCAATACTACGAAGCTCGATAAGTTTTTATGGGATATTATTCGTAACATGTGTAAATTTGGTGATTGTTTCGTAGAAAATATCGTCGATATGAACAACCCAGAGGCAGGTATCCAAAGATTGAAGGTCCTAAACCCAGTTTATATTTATCGAAGAGAGGACAGATTTGGCTATCTTAAAGGATTTCGTCAAGAAGTCCCTGGTACTGTTGCCGAGACACAGCAGTATGTTAGCATGGGGAAGGACAGTAAAAACAACACTATTGACCTTGACCGAAACCAGCTTATCCATTTCAGACTTCATACTTCTGATTCTAATTATTATCCTTACGGTAAGTCTATCTGTGCTCCTGGTGTTCGCGCTTGGAAGTCGTTACGTATGATGGAAGATGCGATGCTTATCTACCGCCTCCACAGAGCGCCAGAAAGAAGAATCTTCTATATTGATACTGGTAACTTACCGCAAACCAAGGTAGAAATGTTCATGGAGCGTATTAAGGCTAAGTTCAAGAAGGAAAAATTCTTCAACCAGGAAAGCATGAATGCCGACGAGCGTTACAACCCTCTTTCCGCAGAAGAGGACTTCTTCGTTCCCGTAAGTAAGAATGGCCAAACCAAGATTGAGACCCTCCCAGGCGCACAAAACTTGGGCGAGATTGATGATGTTCGCTACTTCCGCGATAAGGTTTTAGCTGCGATGAAAATTCCAAAGGACTTCATTGTAGAAAAGGACAAATCACCCGAAAGAAAAGCGAACCTGTCACAACTTGATGCGAAATTTGCGAAGGCTATTATGCGCGTTCAGAGAGATACCGAAGTTGGTCTTCTAACTCTGATTAAGCGTCACCTGGAGATTCGTGGGTTCCCTAAGTCTGCTTACAAAAGCATTAGTATCGAACTTGCTCCTCCTTCGGATCTTAGTGAGAAAAGAAAACTTGAACTCGAAGAGCAAAAAACTCGGGTCGTTCAAGCCGTAAAAGGGCTCGAATTATTTTCTAATGAATACATCTTCAAAAATTTCTACGATATGAATGATCGAGAAATAGAAGAGATCCAAACTCAAAGGGAGTTGGAAGCTCCTCCAGAACCTGTACCGGGACAAGAGGGAGCACCCGGAGCCGAACCAGGGCAAGAGCCCCCACCACCACAAGAAGAAGGTAAATAAATAAAATACCCTATCCTGTACATCTATATAAAATTAGATTCTAATAGCTATGAACTTAAAGAACTTATTCAATAACCGAAACAAGAATTTTGTCCGTTTGTCCGAGGCTGGCGACTATTTGAGCCGCAGTCTTAGGGAAAACTTGGCCGTCTACGAAATCGATGACGCAAATAAAAAAGTTACTTATATTACTGAGGGCAATATTCTTATTTCTTGCGACTACAAAGAGATAAAAGGAAAACTGACGTTCGAGAATTTCGTTACCGAGAATCTGGACAGAATTATCTCGGACGACCATGTGGATTCCTTGGTCGGAACAAGCGTTCAGAAGTTCGTAACTTCTATTGCTCGTAATCGTTTCGATAAAGCAGAAGCCTCTTTCGATTCAGTTCTCGATGCGTTCAGTATGAGAGCAAAAATTGAAGAAAGTCGTAAGAAGCTTCATAAGAGGTCCGAGCGGTTTGGCGACGTCTATAATATTAAAGAGACTAAGTCCTATAAGAAATTTAAAGAGGCTCTACCCCTTCTTAAACACTTTTTTGAGACAAATAGGGAAGAGCTATCTAAAAACCGCAAACTCATTGAGGGTCTCCGGTTGTCCAAGGTCGTGGGGGAAACTTATGATCTTCCAAAGGTAACTATTGAAAGCCTAAAAGACGAATTCATTGTTGTGCCTTCTAACACTAAGAGAACTCTTTATGAGATGGTTTGCGAAAAAGAACTTATTCGTAAAGAATTACTTGAAGCGAAAGAATCTTTCCACCGTGTATGGGCGAGCAATGACGCAATCAGCGCACTTGCTTCGCACATATATTCAAAAAATGGAACTGTTAAGAGAGCACTCCACGAGACCATTCAAGAAATTCCTTACATGGCTTTGGCTAACAAAGTTGATTTAGTAGCTTTAATGGAGTCCGTTTTCCAGATCACCAATCCTGGCACTGTTTCTCAGAAAGATATTAAAGAGTTTGTCAATAAGCTTTACGAGTTTAAGAAGCCTCTCAAGTCCCAAGTTATAGAGCATCTTAATGAAACTTACGGTATCAACGTTCAAAGCCTTAAGTTTATTCCTTCCTTCAAGGGGCTGGCAGAAGTCCAGTCAGAGGTCTTTGCGGTACTTTCGGAGTCCATGGAAGAAGGTATTCTTTGTGACGTAACCAAGGAGTTCTCACAAGCTATGCAGAAGAAGGGTGGAGTACAAGTTCTTGATGTCGCAAATACTCTTTCTACTGTTATGAACGAAGCTCAGTTCACTGTCGTGGACATTCAGGAGAACTTCGACATGAAGAAGCTCTCTGATTATCTTTCCGACGACATCAACGAAGCTCAATATTATGGCGATGATGATGAATTGTCCAACTCAGGAGGCAATGCGGATGGTGACGATGACGACAAAGGTAAGAAAAAGAAAAAAAAGAAAAAGAAGAAAGATAAAGCGGATGAGGAAGGGGATGTCGATGATGACGAGAACGACCCTACTGGAGATCAGGAGGAGCTTGATTCGGACAAGGATGGTGACATTGACGCCAAAGACCTTAAGAAACTACGTAAAAATAAGAAAAAGAAACTACGTAAAGAAGGCACTGATGTAGCCGAACAAGAAGAGGAAGCTGCTGAAGCTGAGGAGGAGATTCAGGATGGCGACGAAGACGCAGCTGCTGAAGAGGCAGACGCAGAACGAGCCGCTGATGCTGAAGCTGAGAGCAGAGATAAGGATTATATCGATCTAGTTTCAGATATTGAAAAAGCTATAAAGGATATAGATTTTGATTTGGAAGACGATGACGATGTCGATGACGATGTCGACACCGAAGAGGAGGTAGAGGCTTAATCAATAATGTAGCCTTGCTTCATCCAGTTAATCAGATTCTCAACAAAACCAGAACGCAATACTTGGACCTCGTATATTAAGTTATCGAGGTCCTTTATTGTTTGTTGTTCGATCTTTTTCTTTTTCTTTATTTGTCGGATTGTGTCTTCAATGACGGCAATACGTTCCACGGTAGCCGGGGTGTACTCGTTCATTTTTTTAGTTTCTTCATCAATTTTTTTCATTTTTTTACCTCCATTCCTAACGACTTATAGGATTTAATTCTTTCTTTAGCGTGTTTTTCCAGGTACGGTGCCCTATCAAAAAAATCGTAA